AACTTAGAACTCAGTTCTGAAGAGCTTAGTAAATTCAATCAAAGCACTTTAGAAAATCATATCATTGCACACGCTGACAAGATCGCTAAGTCCGTATTCAAAGACAATTTAAGCAAGGGTCTAAGAGGTGGAGAAATCCAGCTTATTGACGATCTAAGCGCCAAGATGGTTGATCTATATGAACAAAGATTACAAGTATTAAGCAAACAAATTATAAAGGATGCCAGCAAATGAGAACCATTTTACTAAGCAGCAATTCAACACTATTCAAGGCGCTTGAAAACAATGATGGCCATATTGAAATCTATGTAGAAAATGAACTTTGTTACACTGTTCTACTTGATACAAAGCAACTCATCAAGCATGGCTTTCAAAGCGCGCTTAAATACGATCTTGTAAAAGAGCAACAAGAGAACATTCTTAACCTGCTAGAGGAAGAGATCAATTTTTACTTAAATGACATTGAATAATGATTATTTGTACTCTCTGAATCGTGTATTATGTGCATAATATAGCATAGGAAATATGCAGAAAGAGAGTACAAGGATGCTTAAAGACGATTTAATAAAGAATGCTAGTGAACAGGTGAGAGAGCAGCACGATGTTTTTTTAGTTCAATTGCTTGGCGTGGAGAATAGCGGGCTTGATGCCCAAAGGATCAAGGATTTATATGATCGTGGTTTAATTGATTTACAAGATCAAGGTTTACAGATTGAGGGGGTTGACCCCTTTACATTCCTACAAGTAGCAGGGAAGATATTTGATAGCGTTGATCATGATACAAAAGCGAATATGAGAACTTGGACGATCAACGAATGGAAAACCCCCGTAAAGAGAACGCTTGAAAAAATGGTAGGCAAGAACGCCCCCGTTGCTATGTCGCAAATGCCTACACCACCAATCAATCAAGTTACAGATTTAACCCCGCCCCAAAAGATACCCGCTTGGATGTCCCCAGCTGAAAAGGGGGCTTATGTTTCCGCTATCACAAGAGCGGGATCATATGCAAGGGGCTTAGGAAACAAACTAGATGAGGATTTAAGCAAAGTCATTGCTGAAGGTTGGCAAGGTGAAAAGATTAGTGAACAAGTAAACCCATCACAAAGGGAATACATGCTTGAAACAATTCGCAATGAAACAGCGAATGAGTTCATAGGTTCAAGAGATGCAAAAGTCTTAGCTGCTAGGCTTGCCGATCTCACAAAGTACTATTCTCACAATTGGCAACGAATCGCACAAACAGAACTACAAGCAAGCCACAATGAAGGCCGGTTCATAGATGCTACTCAAAACGATGATCTAGTGGCAAGAGTACCAGATTCAAACGCTTGTGAAACTTGTTTAGCTTTGTTCGTTGGTGGAGATGGCAACCTAATCATTTTTGACCCTTCGGAGCTTGCGCAAAATGGTACGAATGTAGGCAAGGGAAAGGGGGAACACAAAGCCACGCTTTTCCCCGTTCATCCTAATTGTCGTTGTGATACTATACCAGTTCCCAAAGGCTTCTATGCAACACGGGACGGACGAATCCGAAGAGTTAGAGAAACACCCATTAGCAAAGCCCTTAAAGTACCAAGTAAATATTTATCGGGGTTATCTGAGAGTGATAAGCAAGCACGCAAACAAGAGATTAGGCAACGAGTAAAGGGCGGGGAAGAGAAAAGAACCTACGCGCCTATGACAGGCGATCAAGACGCCAAAACAAAGCCATCAAAGTACAGTAAAACAGAACTAGCGAGCAAGGTTAGAGAAGCAACCAAGACAAACACAACAGAGGAGTTTATAAGCGTTGCTTCAAAGATTTCAGGTGTACCAAGATCAATTATTGCAGAAGTACACAAGAGAGGAGCGGAAGCGTGGAGCGTTGGGCATAGGCCGGGGGCGACTCAAATCGCATGGGCAAGGGCAAGAGTTTACTCATTCTTGACCGGTGGGAAAACACAGAAAACAGCAGATAAAGACCTATGGGCGAAATACTTAGAAACTAAGAAATCATAGATAAAAAGTAACAAGTTAATATAATTCAGAGTATACAAAGAAACACAGTGAACAGGGTTAAAAAGATGTTTAGATACTCATCATTCTTAGATACATTGCTCAAGGCAATGACTCATAAATATATTAGACGCGTTCCCAAGGGAGTAACCAAGACAGGGAAAACAAAATACATGTACTTCTATGCAGGACAAGAAGGACACGGTCGGGGCATTGCTCACGAAAGCGAACTTGTCGAAGGTGCTTCTTTTGCATTCGGTGAATTAGGAAAGACAAGGTATCATGCACACATTAGCAAAGTAGACGGGGATAAAGTTACTGTAAAATATGATGATGGGGATAAAAAAGGTACTGAGGAAACTATGACTAAGAAGCAATTTCAAAGCATGATACACGGTGAACACGCAACAGGGATTAAAGATGCACAAGCTAAAGCGGACAAGCAATTAAAAGATTTCCAAGCGGGCAAAGAAAGAGGTACTAAGGTCAAGCAATCAACACTTGATAAATTAGCGCAAAGGGTGGCAAATTTAAAAGATTTAGTCAGTCACATTGACCAACCCGCCCCAATCGAAGCCCCTTGGATGAGTGAACGAGAACGAAGAGTTTTTGAGGGCCAAAATCGACTTTTTACATTGCTTGAGAACAAAGAGATCACCGAGGCACTTTTAAAAGATAGAACAAATAGGCCGATCGTATTAGACATGATGAAAAATGTTATCACAGCCATTTTTAAGTACAAAGATATTTCAACAATACCGAAAAAGGATTTAAAGATTTTATTAGATGCGAATAGATTGGCATACAAAGCACGCACAGTAACATCTATAAAAGTTGAAACAACTATTATGACACTATCGCAATTATGGCAAAAATTGCCATATGCAAAACAAGAGAAAAACGAAAAAGTAGGTCGTTTAGACGTGATACACGCAGATTTAGCAACACAGACGTCAGAACAAAAAAAGAAAAAAGCAATACATATTGAGGCGGTAAAGCAGGCGCAAGAGGCGATGATCAAGACGGATCCAGATTTAGCGAAAATCATCTATGGAAATATGATTTTTACTCAAGTTGTAGATAAGAGCGGAATCGGTACAGATGCCCAAGGCTTTTTCTCTACAGGTACGCCATCACATGACCTTCATAATGTAACTACAAAACTAGATACTATTTATCATTCTGCAGATGTGATTTATATGGACACAGACGATCATTTTGATAGATACGCGTCTGTATATACCGCCCTCCCTGAAAAGGCTAGAACATACTTACAAACAGAATATATTAAACATGTTGCAATTCATGAACTTGCCCATCGCTTCTCAAAGTCTTTGTTGGAGCAAAAAAATAATAATTTTCTTGTAGATTTAAGTGATTTTATGCACAGATATTCACGAAGAAAACGAGATTTAAACACGATCATAAATAAACCAATCCAAGAATTTACATTATTTCAGAAGAATTCTAATGTATTAGTTTCTAGTATTTTAAGATCACCAGAATTTAACCCTTCAACTAACGAAATTTCGGGCGTTTTGCAACAAGGTACGGATTCAAGAGCGCATACAATTAAGGTTTCTGATATAAACTTTGAAGCACTAGGAGAAAGTATGATACTACCTTCTGCGGGTGGCATGACCAATTTACAAATCCCGTTAAATGATGGTGGTAAATTTATCATATTAACAAAAGGTGAACCAAAAGACATTTTATCTAAGTTTAATGAAAGAAGTTCATTACTGCCTACTACATATGCTCACCATGATAGAGAAGAATGTTTCAGTGAGATGATGGCGTCCGTATGTGATCCGAACTACAAAGATGAACCAATGAGAACGGAATTTTTAGCATTATTGAAAAAGTATAAAGGGGATTTTGGGGCATAGAAACTAAGAAATCATAGATAAAAAGTAACGATTAAATATAATTCAAAGTATACAAAGAAACACAGTGAACAGGATTAAAAAGATGTTTAGATACTCATATATCATTGACAGCCTATTAAAGGCAATGACTCATAAATATATACGTAGAATCCCTAAAGGGGTAACCAAGACAGGGAAAACAAAGTACATGTACTTCTATGCAGGGCAAGAGGGGCGTGGTCAAGGGATTGGGCATGAAAGCGAACTTGTACAAGGTTCATCTTTTGCGTTTGGTGAAGGTGATCAAAGACACCATGCACATATCACAAAGACAGATGGTGACAAGATCACAGTAAAGTACGATGATGGTTCTAAAAAAGGTACTGAGGAAACTATGACTAAGAAACAGTTTCAAAGTATGATCCACGGTGAACATAAAGAAGCAATCAAACAAGTTCAAGCAAATAGAGAGCAAAAGGATTACAAACAAAAACAGAAGGCAACAAAAGCCCCCAATTTGAAAAATCCTAAGCCATCTATTCCCAAGGTTGATCATAAAAAAATTGGTGTTAAACGTGCAAAAATAACCAATACAATCGCTGATACTTTAGCAAGTATGCCATCACTAGAAGATCAACTTAAAGCGTTTATCAACGATAATAATCCAGATGCTTTATCAAAGATGCTTGAGAAACTAGGTATACAAACTAAGCCTAAGATTGATGATTCCCGCCAAAACTCTTTTATGATGCTTGCAGGTGAAGCGGGCAAGCCTACAAAAACCCCCGTAAAATATAAAATTGTTGAGGCGGGGGATATTCAAGCAAGCCACGATGAAAACACTTTTAGCCATAATAAAGAATATCCCACCGGGTTACAAGAACGCGCGTATGAATCCGATATGGCTGAACAACTCAAAGTAATGAGAAACGCCCAAAACTTAGAACCCGCTTTTCTAGTGAATACAAATCCCGACGCTATGAATGGCGCGCCTATTATTGATGAACGGGGCGTTGTGCTTGGCGGTAATAGTAGAACTATGGCAATCAAGCGGGCATATTCAAGCCACCCAGAAAAAGCCGAAAACTATAAAAACTATTTGGCAAGTCATGCAGATTCCTTTGGTTTTGCCCCCGAATATATTTCACAGTTCAAAAATCCCATTTTAGTAAGAGAATATGAACCAGAGGACAAAAGCGATAAAAACATGAAACTACTAGTTCGACAAATGAACGAGGGTTTTACTCAAGCAATGGACGAAAAAACAGAGATCGCAGCTATATCTAGGCGCTTAACAGATAATTCTATTAAAGCAATTGGTAAGGCGTTTTTAAATACCGATGCTTCAAATATCTATGAACTTTTGAATATGGGTGATGATTACTCACAAGATGTCATTAACGCTTTGATGAAAGACGGCGTTCTCTCATATCAAAATATGAACAAATATATTGATGTGGAGAATAAACGAGTATCCCCAGCATTTGCGCATATGGTTTCAGATGTACTTGTAGGCAAAGTATTAACAAACAAGACAATCATGGCAAAGATGGCCCCCGCGTTACTTGATCGTTTTTCTGCCGGTATCATTTCACTTGTTGCCCTCAACCTATTTGATGAGTCACAAAGAAAAGCGCTTGAAAGTGCAATCTATGCTTATTCATTTGCACAAAAAAACGGGTTTGTAAAGACAAGAGGAACAGCCGAACAAAATATGGAAGGCTTAGAGAATTGGATCAAGCAAACAAAGAGCGATACAGGAAAAGGGGATGTTGAAGATTCCGTTCGTTCTGAATTAACAAAGAACCCTCTAGCGCTTGCATACCTTGAAACATTGGGTATCTCTACCACCGCCAACAAGTTAAGAGAAATCTTTTCAACAGCGGGGCAAAATGCACTAGCATCTAGCGATAAAGAAGCCGATTTGTTTGGTGAAGAGGCAACAATGGAGCGAGAACTTGGACGCCTAAATAATCACTACCGCCCCGGCAAAACTGAGCAAGAGAAGAAATTTTACAGATTAAACAAATCTATGAAATCCGTGTTTAGATACTCTGATCTAGTTAAATCGTTGCTTACTAAGAAATAAAATAAGCATAGAACTTCTTAACTTTGTAAAATGCAAATATATAACAATGAACAAGGGTTAAGAAATGCCATTTAAGAATGAACACGCATCAAGACAAACAGACCCCCAACAATACAAAGAATTTAGACGCTACCAGCCTAAAGGGTTTCCTAAGGGTGTATCTGTGATCTTAGGTATTGATGATAAGGGGAAAACTGAAATTCAAAGTATCCGAGCAAACAAAGACGACATGTCACCATCTGAATTTAAGCAATGGTTAAAAGAGCATGATTTCAAAGATGAAGTAGAAGAGGCGCAACTTGAGAAGGGCAATTACTTTGCTACTTGGATTCCCTTTACTACACTTGCCAAAGCTAAGAAGGACGATGAACAGGATATTATGGATGACAGTGTGGGCATGATCGCCGGTATCGTGTCAACGGATGATATGGACTTTGAAGGGGAAAAGATTAATCAAAGCGGGCTTGATTGGTCATATTTCCTAAAAAATGGGTGGTTCAATCATGAACATAGACCAGGCCCCGAGGCGGTACTTGGTCACCCTACAAAGATTGAAAAGGTTGACGATCATAAAACACGAGTAGAGGGCAAATTGTACTTATCTAAACCCCTTGCTAAAGAGTGCTATGATACAGCGGTAGCAATGCAGAAAGCGGGCGGGGAACGATGCCTTGGCTTCTCTATTGAGGGCAAGATCACACTACGTGACCCAATCCAGCCTAAGAAGGTACTTAAAGCGAATGTGATCAATGTTGCTATCACATCGCACCCCGTCAACCCCAATACAAATTTAGAAGTTATTGCGAAATCAATGAGTATAGGCTATCAAGAGGCAACAATTCCAGATGCGGACGCTTCTATTAGTGCATTGGTGGAGCAGTCACTTGAACAAAAAGTTTCTAATGCTACATATGGCAGCACAGATAAAAAGACACCAAAGGAAAAAAGAATGATTAGTAAAGAAGCCTTGAAAACCAAGCTAAAAGAACATTTTAGCGACTATACCAATGAAGAACTTGAACGATTGATGAAGTTGATCATGGAATCGGCAAAAAACAAAAGTCAAGAAAAACTAAGAGATTATGAGTAAAAAGTTTGAAAAATACTTTGATCTCTCAAACAATGATCTATATAGGAGAAAATACGATGAATAACGATCTAATTAAGCACCTTATGAATAAAGGTATGTCTGAGGCTGATGCTCTTAGCATTGCTCAAGATTTTAATCCCGAATCGGTCAATGTTGACGATTTAACAAACGCCCTTGATGGTTTATCTAAGGCGATGAAGATGAACGAACAAGATCAAATGAAATCCAAGAAAGCCAAAACTCAAGGTTCTTTGTTTGAAAAGGGCGATGAAGATGGTTCATCATCCGAAGATGGTTCATCTTATGACGATGAAGATGAAGAAGATGAAGATGAAGAAGATGATGACAAGATGGAAAAAGCCATGAAAGAAATGGCAAAAGGTACAGACGCCATTTTAGACGCAATGGATAAACAATACAAGGCAATGATGAAAGCCGTTGAAGCATGTACAAAAGAACTCAAAGCCATGAAAGATAATGGCAATGGGAAAATGCAACAAATGGAAAAATCTTTGAGTCGCGCATTGCTTGAACCTGTTGCACCTACCTCAATCAATTTCAATAAGATTCCATATGTCGAACAAACAAAGACACCAGCATTCACAACCCAAGATGTTATGAACAAGGCTTTGTCATTGGTTAAGACTGAAAACGATTGGTCAAGAAAAGCCGAATTGACAAGCGCAATTTCACGCTTAAGCGCGGGCGTCAATCCTCAAGACATCATCGCTGAATACAACATTAACATGAGTAAATAGTAAAGAGAGTAAACATGAGTTTCCATTCATTAAACATTCCACAAGCAAACGGGCTTGTTTCTGCTGCTGATTTAGCTGAATTAAATAGCGCTCTTCGTAAATCCGCAACTATTGGCTATCAAACCCCCGCTGGTACTTCCGGTGGTGATACCGGCTCTTTAAGTCCATTAGTTCCTCAAAGCATTGAAAACATTTTAGCAAGTGCAACATATAGCATGAAGCAACTTGCGTTATGGCCTGCAATGCCAAAAGTAGCTGTGACTAATACCCTTCATGAATACGCTGTTGTCAATTCTCATGGTTTAGACCTTGATCCATTCATTAGTGAAGGTTCTGCAGGTACTACAAACCGTTCTGAATATCAAAGAAAATCAATCCGTATCAAGTACTTAGCTGAAAGACGCGAAGTCACCGA